TGACCGATGACGAGCTTAGAGCCCTCGCCCGCAAAACATTAAGAGAGGGACTAGCATCCAGTAAGAAGGGGAAGTGATGGCTAAGAAGAAACCCAAGTCCGATAGAGAACTTATTACCGAGGCCGTTCTAAAGGCAACTCGCCAACGACTAGATTCTCAAACCCCAGGTGAATTGTTGCAGACGCTTTCCGATGAAGAGCGATTCGAGTTTGGAGCAGGTCGCCCTGGTGGAGAGAGCTTACCAGTAGCTAAACCAAAATGGGATGATCCTCGTCGTTCACGACGACCACGAGGACCACAAGATTTCGAGACTGGGCACCAGTATGGCGCACCATTCCACGAGGAGGCCATGAAGTATGGTGGTCCTGAGTATGCTCAAGAATTCGTTGGACCACCAGATCCTATTCCTCCAGATTACAGGTCAGGCTACCAGTATGGATCAAAGAGAGGTAAGCCACTCAGCGAAGCGATTCGTCGTATTATGATGGAAGCAGCAGGCAAAGAAGCCCGACACGGCCCTTATCGCGAAGGAATGCCAGGTTATGAATATCCAGAAGAGGTTCCTTATACGGATGAAGGATTCATGGGTGGAGGACCACCAGGAATGACGAGGGAAGAATACTACGAAGACCCAAGGAATCAGCAAAAGCTCTGGGAGGAGATCCAGCAGGGACTCGGATACGAAGGAACGATGCGTCGTAGGCGTGAGCAGAAATACAGGGGAGAGCAGATCAGTGACGTTCCGGGAAGGTACGGACCAGGTGGAGAGTACGGACCACCTGCTGAACGAGAGCCGCCTGAGAAAGAGAAGCTCTACGCTCCCAAAGTAAAATCGAGGTCCAAAAAGTAGATAAAGAGAAGCGGAAGCAATGATAAAGATTAGACCCTATAAAGCACTAGATGAAGACTTCATATATCACTCCTGGTTGTCGTCAGTAGACTACAATATCCCCGGTGTTCAGCGAATGACGCGATTAGTTATTGACAGTTGCGTAGATAATGGCACTATCTTAGTAGCATGTTCGGATGAAGACTCTGACCATATCCTTGGTTGGCTGTCCTATTCTGAAGAGATAGGGTTTCCAGTCCTCCTCTATATTTTTGTGAAGAAGAATCTGAGGAACCATGGAATAGGCGGAAGCCTCCTCAGTGAAAGATTTCCCGAGGAGACTGTCCCGACAGCCTTTTGGTCCTTCTGGTGTCAGAAGTATAACTTGAAGAAGCGGTGGGGGTTGAAGTTCAATTCCCTCTACTTGCCAGTACTGGTGGATAAGTTAAATGGCAAAACAGAATCTCAGCCCAAAAACCAAGGCCAGACGGAAGGCATTGTCGCGCAAGCCTAACCTGGCCCTGTCTGGGCGAGAGGTATTGGAGGCCGCAGTTGGTCGTTTTGGAATCCCCGAAAAAGCTCGAATCGTCCGAAAGACTTCGGATATCACTCTCAACTTCAAGAGACACCTGTTCCCTGAACAACTTTCCTTTATCAACGACCCAAGCAAACGAAAGGCCGCTTTATGTACTCGACGGGCAGGAAAGTCTTTCGCAGTATCGCGATACCTCATCCAAGAGGCTATCGATAGGCCGGAGACTCTATGCGTCTATATTGCTAGGACTCGCGAAGCTGCGAAACGTATTCTCTGGAATATGCTGAAGCAGGCTGACAAGCAGTATCGACTCGGAATCAAATTCAACAACTCCACCCTGATAGCCAAGTTCCCCAACGGTTCAGAAATCATCTTCACTGGTGCCAACGATGCCTCGGATGTGGATAAGCTCCGTGGTGCCGCATTCTCCCTGGCAGTTCTTGACGAAGCTGCGTTCTTCAATATCAACGTGAAGGAGCTGGTCCGCGACGTTCTTAGTCCCGCTCTTTTAGATAGTGATGGAACTTTGGCCATGATTAGCACTCCCAATGAGATCTGCGCTGGCTTCTTCTTCGACATTACCGAGCTAGAGAAATATGGCTATTCGGTCCATAAGTGGTCTGTTAGAGATAATCCCTATATGACGCAAGCCGTCAAATCTATCGATCGCGATGTTAGGGCGGGGATCCTAGACCCTACCGAACCATCCTACAAGCGCGAGTATCTGGGCCTGTGGGTCAAGGATGACCGGTCAATCGTCTACAAGTATTCTGAGATGAACCTCTATGACGAGCTACCGGAGAACTGCTTCTGGGAATATATTATGGGAATCGATTTAGGATATCACGACCCGACAGCATTTATCATTGCTGCATTCTCTGAGGACCATGAAGAGCTATTCATCATAGAGCAGTTCAAGAAGAAGAATATGCTCACCTCTGATGTTGAGGATCTTATCCGAGAGTATCAATCTCGATTCAACTTCAGCAAGATTGTCGTCGATACTGGTGGTGGCGCTAGTCGTATGGTCCTCGAAACATTTAAGGCTAGGACATCTTTGCCAATCGAGCCCGCGAAGAAGAGCGGTGACAAGATTGGTCTAATTACGATGATGAATGCTGACCTGGCTAGAGGATTAATTAAGGTTCGCAAGGATTCGGAGCTGCTGAAAGAATGGGATAAGCTTCAATACAATCAGGCCGGAACTGCTGAAGATAAGCGGTTTGATAACCACCTGAGCGATGCGGCACTATATACATGGATGGAGTCTCGGCATTTTCTTTACGAGGAGAAGGTAAAGCCTCCAAAATTTGGAACTGCTGAATACTATACACAACTAGAAGACAAAATAGAAGAACGGCTGCTACAAGAGCAAGAGCAAGATAGCGGTCACGATGAGGATCTGTGGGGCGTTGGATATTCAAATTCTGACGCTTTCTATAATTAATATAAACAGTTAGACTATTAGCAAGGATAGAGAACATGGCGCAAGACCCTAGAAAATTACGGAAGCTTTTGGAGATTCTNACNCAGTTTGGAGTCACCAAGTACGAGACAGATGAGATTAAGATCGAGGTAGTTAGCCCAGTAGCTCTCGCACATAAGATGTATGATGGTGCAGTTAAGGTTGCAAATACTGAATTTTCAATGGATAATTACGACAAAGAGCCCCAAGAGGCTGCCGAACAGAACGAAAACGTCATTGCTTCGCCAGAGTACTCTGATGAGGAAATGCTCTACTGGAGTGCAAACTCATAATGTATGGAATATTTGATGATGTATTTTGGTGGCAGGCTAAGAAAGATCCTCACTTAGCAATCGACAAGTATATTACTGTCATTAGGGATAATCAGAATGATTTCTACAACGACTTAAGTATGTTTGTCGGCCTGTACGGTGGTCGTCCTCTTAATAATTCTGAAGATTCGTTCAGATATCGCAACAACAGACCTCGATTAACATTCAATATCATCCACTCCCTCTGTCAGGCAGCTACCGCGAAGATAGCAAAGCATCGTCCGGGTATCTCATTCTTAACTTCTGGCGGCGACTGGTCCCAAAGACGCAAGGCTAAGAACCTTGATAAGTTTATGCAGGGTCAGATTTACTCCACAAAGGCATATACTATTGCCCAAAAGGCATTTTTGGATGCCTGTATTGTTGGAACAGGTATTATCAAAGTCTTCATGGAGCACGGGAAGACTAAGCTCGAAAGAGTACCGCTCGTAGAGCTGACCGTTGATGGTTCTGAGGCAGGCACAGGAGAGCCGCGTCAGATCTTCCAAACAAAACTGGTTTCTCGTCATGTCCTGGCAGCAAAGTTTCCAAAGTATAAAAGACAAATCCTGGAATCAATTGAAGAAGTTCAAGATGACGAGGGGGAAGAGCAAAGATATTCAGACCTGATTAAGTGTCATGAAGCATGGCATCTCCCATCTGGCCCTGATTCGGGTGATGGTCGCCACATTATATCCATTCCAACCGTAACCCTGATGGATGAAGAGTACGATAAGGATTACTTTCCGTTTGTGTTTGTTCGATGGACGGAATCACCAGTCTCATTCTGGGGCAATGGTCTAGCTAGAGAAGTTAAGGGGATCCAAGTTGAAGTGAACAAGTTGCTGGCTCAAATTCAGCAACAGATGCACCTTGCTACTCCAAAAGTATTTATTGAGGATACAAGCAAGATTGTTAATGCTCACTTGAATAATAGGGTCTGGGGGGCAATTCGATACAGAGGAACACCACCGCAGTTCTTTGTTCCCAAGTCTGTCTCTGGGGAGATGTTCTCTCACCTAGACCGACTTGTTAACCAGGCTTACGAGATGACGGGTATTTCTCAGTTGTCAGCACAAAGTAAAAAGCCTGTCGGACTCGAGTCGGGAAGAGCACTCAGAGAGTTTTCCGATATTGAGTCAGAGCGGTTTATGGTTGTTGGACAAGCTTACGAGAGTGTCTTCGTCGAGATCTCAAAGCAATTAATTTCCTTAGTCAAAGATGCGACTGAGGATGGAGAAGAATATCTATCAGTCAGCTTCTCTCCCAACTCAGGAGTTGAGAAGATTAATTGGGGTGAAGTTAACATGGAGGAGGATGAATACATTATGCGCATTCAACCTATTGGTTCTCTTCCTCAAACGCCTGCGGCAAAGCTCGCNAGCGTAACAGAAATGCACATGAATGGCATGTTCACAAAAGAAGAAGCACATCAGCTCTTAGAATTTCCAGACTTGGATAGAAGCAACAAGCTAAAGAATGCCCATATTGAGCTAATCGATAAGATTATAGATGATATGATCGATAAGAATAAATATACGCCGCCAGAGCCTTACCTCAATTTGGAATTAGGAATCGAGCGTGTTCAGCAGTCTTACAACTTAGGCAAGATAGAAGGAGTCCCAGAATCGAGACTTGAACTTTTGCGTCGTTGGATAGCACAAGCAGTTTCGTTAACGGACCAAGCACAAAAACCACAACAGCCCGGCATGATGCCTGTAGACCCGATGGGAATGCCTCCGGGTATGCCGCCAGGAATGCCGCCAGGAATGCCTCCGGGGATGCCGGGGATGCCACCACCAGGACCTCCAATGGGGATGCCTCCTGGACCGCCAATGCCTGGACCGCCTGGAGCACTACCGCCACCGGGTGGACTACCACCATTAGGAGCACAATAAATGTCAGAAGCAGCAGAAACAGTAGTAGAAGAATCTCAAAATGAGACAGCAGAACATGTTCCCGGTATTGATCCGGATGTAGAATTGCCTGATTTTAATATCTATGCAGAAGAAGAGTCTCAAAATGAGACAGTAGCGGAAGAGAAAAAGGAAGAGGCTAAAGAAGAGGTTGCGCCTGATAGCACTTGGAGTGCTCGCGTAAAAAAGGATAGGTCACAAAGAAAAAAAGAAATCGAGTTCAAAAAGAGAGAGCAGGAGATTCTAGCTAGAGAGCAAAGAGTAGGCTCTGCCGAGGGTCTAAGGGATGCTTTTATGAGTAATCCTGAAAAATTTCTTGAGGCTCAGGGTGTTGATCCGTTGGAGTTTTTTTCTGATTGGACAAATAGAATCTCTACAGGGGTCAATAACCCGTCTGAGGATACTCGATTATCAAGTACAGAACGACAAATTAAGGAGCTTAGAGAAGAACTACAAAGGAGAGACCAGGCTAGACTAGCAAAACATACTGCCGACGAGCAGCAAGGAGCCATTAACCAGTATTATTCTCAGGTTGATAACTTCATAAAGTCTACCGATGATTATCCTTTGACTAAAGAGCAATGCACCGCACCGGACATTGCTCAAGGTATTGCAGCATATTACCAAAAGACCGGCGTAGAGCTTGGTTTTGATGAAGCATGTAAAATGATAGAAGATGGCCTGGGTGAAAAAGAGACTAATATCTTTAATGATCCTGCCATTATAGCAAAATTTAAAAAGTACCACGGATTGGAAGCATCGAATAATAAGGGCAAACGGTCGCGATTAACATTGTCCAACAATTTAGAAACTCAACCAACTAAGACTCCGGCAGAGGATATGTCCGATGACGAGATCTATGATTTTTGGAAGGGTAAACTGTTCACTTAAATTAGAAAGGAAGACTTGCTATGCCAAGTTTTAATTTAACGAACTTCGATGCGGCCATGAAACACATGTATCCGTATAAGAAGGTCGAAAATATGGTCTATAAGAATAACCCCTTATTGGCCATGATCCCTAAAAGTACAAAATTCCCAGGACGAAACGCTACGTATGCAGTTGAATACGGCGTGACTAATGGGCGTAGTGCTAATTTTCAAACTGCACAGAACAATCGGAACGGAACGAAGTTGTCAGATTTCGTTGTAACCCGCGTTAAAGACTATGCAGTTGTTTCGGTAGACAACGAAACCTTGTTGGCAGCAGATGGGAACGAAGGTTCCTTGCTTGATGTTGCAAAGTCAAAGACTGACTCTGCTCTTCTTGCTCTGTCTCGTTCAATGGGTAGTGATATCTATCGAAGCGGTTCTGGTTCTATTGGTCAGCTTGACGATAGTGCTGCTGATGATGGAACTACCCTGACTCTCACCCAAGCTGCGGATGCTGCAAACTTTGAAGTTGGTATGCGTATTGTTGCGGGTACTGCTACTGAAGGCGATACTCTTGCGAACAATGGCACTGCTGTTGAGGTCACTGGTATTGACCGTGAGGCTGGAACACTTACCCTTGGTAGCCCTATGGAGGCAGCGTGGAGTATTGCTTCTGGTGATAATGCCGACCTTCATCTTTATTGTGAAGGTGATGCTCAAAATGGGACAGGAAATTCAAAGCTAAAGATTTCAGGAATTGATGCCTGGATTCCTTCGGCAGTAACTTCTACATCATTCTTTGGTGTTGATCGTACTGTAGATGCCACCCGCCTTGGTGGTCAGCGTCAGTCTGCTTCGGGTGGTGGTGTAAGTGTTAGCGAAGACATCATTAACGCGGCAGTGAAAACTTCCCGTGAAGGTGGTCGTCCTGATGCTTGCTTTATGAATCCCACCAATTGGGCATCATTGGCCATTGACCTTGAAGGTCGACATACTGTTGGCACTGTATCTGCGGGTGGAAACTCCCGTCGTCGGTATGATCCAAAAGATAAGGTTGGCACATTTGGCTTTTCCAGTATTAGCATTGCTACTCCAACCGGAATGGTTGACATCTATGCAGACCATAACTGTCCAATCAATGTAGCTTATTTGCTGCAATTGGATACTTGGGAATTTAAATCTCTCGGAGCTGCTCCGCGAATTCTTGATTTTGACGGGCTGAAAGGTCTTCGTCAGGCCAATGAAGATGGCGTAGAGTACCGATGGGGTTATTACGGAAACCTTTTATGCAAGGCACCCGGCTTTAACTGCCGAATTGCTTTAGCTTAAGGAGTTAATTATGAGTGGATTTAATTCTCATCATAGTGAAAATCTCGTGACCATCGCTGGTCGCGTTGAAGGCACTGGTACTGTTGCAGTTACAGCAGGAAATGGCTTTTATCCTACAGATCGGGGAACAGGGCTTTATGGCTTAACCTTTCCCCGTGAAGGTTATGAGAAGGTTATTTCTTTTGTTGGCTCTTGCGAAACGGCTGATAATGTTTTCGTTGCAGACGTGGCAGACTTTACGGATGGTACGGTTGATACAACCAGCGGGTCTACTACGTGCGCTAAGAATTCAAGTACTCTGATTGTGCCAGGGATGGCTATTTCAGGTGCAGGCATTCCATCGGGGGCGTATGTTGCTTCTGTTACAAGTGCCACAGCGTTTGAACTCTCTGCTGCGGCTACTGCAACTGCGACTGATATTACGGCAACCTTTAGTTGTCTTACTGAGGGAAGCAACAATGCCGTTCTCTGCGTAAGAACAGAGGCGATTGATGAAGATGCGGCTGTAGTAGATGCCGACTTTTCATTCATTGCTGTTTTTCAAGTAGCAGATTCTTAATCATCCAGGGGGGCCTAGTGCCCCTCTGTTTTTTTCTTGGAGAAGCTTATGCCTAAAAAGGGTAAAAACGTTCTGGCTATTATGCTTGGTGGTAAATCTTCCAAGAAAAAAGGCAGATACGAAGAGGAAGAAGAAGACGAGTACGAAGAAGAAGAAGATGACGATTACGGCGAAGCTTTCGAGGAATCTGCCAAGGCTGCTTTTGAAGCTGCCAATCAGGATGACGAAGAAGGATTTGTTTCTGCGTTAAAGGATGCAATCGTTACTTGTTTGGAAGAACATGGAGCTGAGTAATGCCTACCGATTTTGCAAAGCTGGAAGTCAAAGGCGTCTACTCTAAGGTTTCGGATTATAGTTCTCCGAGAACCAAGTTTAGGCCAGCGGCCTATGCGTTGACTCCTGATGAATACATGCACTTTGAAGTCAATTGCGATGACAACGGGGAGACATTTGATTTATCTATGTTCTCTGGAGGCATCACGATGCTGATAGTTAAGAACAATGATGCAGCTATTAATGTGACTGCCAGAGTTACCACAGCAGGAACATCAAATGTAGATGTAGTTATTCCGCCTGGTGGCATCTATATGAATCCAGATGTGGCTATCGCGAATGATCTTATCCTTACTTCCGCAAGTGGCGTTCCTGAGTGCGAAGTTTTTATCGTGGGGACTTGATATGGCGACTGAGCTTTCTAAACTTCGGAGCAGAGCAAGAACCAGGGCTGATGCTGTTGGGAATAACTTCTTTTCCGATTCTGAGATTGACCGTTATATCAATGTCGGTCTTGGTGAGCTGCATGATATCCTCGTTCAAAAGTTTGAGGATTACTATGTCACCTCTAAGGAGTTCAGTCTTGTTAGCGGTCAGACCACATATACCTTTGACGAGCTAGGGATTAGAAATTTCTATAAGTGTCTTGGTGTGGATGCGACTGATTCCGGGGAAACAATTAGGGTCCGTCGGTTCTCATTCGCAGAACGAGACAGATACGTTGCAACTGCGATCACTGGTCGCGGTGGTTATACGGATTACCAGTATCAAATTAGAGGGGATGGCATTGAGTTCATTCCTGAGCCAAATACAACTTCAACTATTAAGCTTTGGTATGTTCCTGCATTCTCAGATCTTGAAGAGGACGATGATGAAGTTAACAGCTTCATTATGTCAAATTGGGAAGAGTACGCAATCATCACCGCAGTTTACAAGATGAAGGAAAAAGAGGAGCTTAGTACCACTGTTATTGAAAGAGAACTTGAAGCAATTAGAGCAAGAATCGAGGAAGCAGCAGCCAATAGAGATGCAGGTGAGTCAGAAGGTATTCAAGATGAATTAACCGGAACTCGCTCTGGTTGGCTGAGGGCTTTTAGATGAAACGATTTGATGCGTCTTATAGCTCCAATGATGAGGCAAATAGGGCTCAGTCTACACTTCAAGAATCTATCGGGTTTCTTAGGGACAAGGAGATTCTCGACGGAAAGCTGGTTACAGTCGACGTTCTAAATGGAACAACAGTCGCAGCAGGTCATGGACTAGGCCGAAAGTTTAAAGGTGCCTTTCCTGTATTGATCAGAAATAAGGCAACTGGAGCTATAAAGACTTTTGATTATTTTGTTCCTCAAGCAAGTAGCGACGAGTCTCTTTACTACAACTTGAGCATATTAGGTAGTGATGAGTTAACTGTTTCATTTTGGATATTCTAAATGCCATTAAGAAAACACAAGGCAAGTATCAAATTTACCAATGGTATACAGGGCAAGGTAGACCATAAGATCTTGCCCAAGGAGCATTTGGTTACTCTTGAGAATGGACGATTCGACAAGATAGGAGCCATTAATAAGAGAAGCGGTTGGACAATTTTAGATCAAGCCAGTAGCGACTTAGTTGATTATAAAGGGTCGCTCATTTCCAGAAACTTTGAGCGTAGCGATAGAGCAACCACAGGCATCCTTCACCCTGCATCTGTTCTCGCTTACGGCTCTCAGAAATTTATAGGCGATAAAGGATACTCTGACGGTATCGACTATACGATGGTTCCTGTTTCAAAGGGATCGGAATATCGCCAAGAAGATTCCAATACAGCATTTAGTTCTGATGGAAAATGGGCTTGTGTCACGTTTGTTGATGTCTCCTGGGACCAGGCGAACAATAAAGCAGTATACGATAAAAGGGTATCAATCCTCGACAGAGAGACTAATGCGCTTGTCATTTCTGATCTGAAAGTAGGAACAGCAGTAAACTCTGGAAACAATGGGCGACGAATTCGCCCAATGTGGTTAGACAGCAAGTTCTATATATTCGGCGAGGATGAGAAGGCATTAAAGTATTGGATTCTTGATCCGACTGAGGCAGATCCTAAGCTAAAGGATAAGGATGGGGCGGTAAAGGCCGGAGGGGTGACTCTTCTTGCAGCCGGAAATGACGGATACCCGTTATCGGTAGACAGCAATTATGCCACTACCGTTGCAAGCTTTGACGCTTGCAATGCCTCCACGAGCAGATATGCACATATTTACACATCCTTTCTCCTGGCTTCTGGACCCCAATATCAAACAAGATGGTATGTTCTTGATACAGATGACCATTCATTCTCACTAAAGGCCACACCTGGGATCGGAGTTTCCTTGACGAATGGTAGCCATCTTAAGATCCACAGGGCTGGAGTCTCTGGAACTCATGCAAACAAAATAAGCACATTCCATCAGGATGGGACAAGTGCGAAAATATCAACTGCCCCTGAAAGCGTTACCACTAGCACCGTATCGATAACAACAACCCTTGATTGGGGTCTTGGGGCAAGCAATGTTGCTCGTGCCATATTTAGGGATTGCGTTAACCCTCTTCATACAAGCGATCAAGACGTTCAAATTTTTCTTGAGTATGGGTATGGTGCTCCCACCGGAGCAACTGGTCAGTTTGTGATTGCCTGGTTTGACAATCTTCACGCAGCCGCTACTGGCCATATACCGGTATTCAATTCAAAATTCATTACGCAAAAAGGAAGAATGGCCTTTGTTATGGGCTCAGGGCCATGCACGGTCGGATTCTATCACGACGATAATCCTACTGCGAATACTGATGTTTCAGATGCCCCGATAAACACAATCTCACTTTGCGACACTGACACGAATGATAATCCTAACAGGTTTAGCCGCAATGTAACGAATAACGCTAATGCTGCCACAAATATGCTAACTGGTCATGCAAATCCGGCGCACTATACTGTCTCAGGATCAAACGAAAAGCTTACAATTACCTTTGACCCTCCTCTGATTTACGCATCTCACGTTAAATTCTTTCAGATAGCAGGGACCAGTCTCACCTTCGCGATAAATGGTGGAGTCTTTAGCTCTACTGGACATACTGATAGTCGTCTCATCACTGCTGTTTCCGGGGCGGGTGAGCTAACAAAGCTGGAGTTTTATAAATCTGGCGGCACGATGGCTGTAAATCAGATCCTTATTGATGACGTTGCTATTATCGACGAGATTCTCCCTATGTGGGAAAGAGATCATCTCCCTGTCTCGACCTTTGTTCCTGATTGGCTTCCTGACGCTGTGCAATCAGCCTCGGTAACTGGTGCTGCTGCCCACCTCAACGGGACAGGTGTTTCTATCCCTGTTGGTCATTCTTTCGATAGATTTGGTACGGCTGGAACCTTGGTTCTTAACTCGACAACACATCTCTTTGATTTCAGAAGATACAACGAGGAGCGTGTTGATGTTCCTGCCCCAAGTAGAGCTATGCTGCATGACATTCTGTATGTGGCAGATAAGGGGTTGTTTCAGTACGACGGTGAGAAATTCCATACTGTTGGTTTTTTAGATAGACCAATGATTGGGGCAACCCTTGTTACCGATACGGGAAATCTTAGCAATGGAGTATATTATTACAAGGCTGTTTATGAGTGGGTTGACGCCCAAGGGAACCTGCATCAAAGCGAGCCCTCTGATGCCGTGACGGTCACTACTGATGGTAGTAATGAAAAGGTAACTATAGATATAGCAGATCTTGATCTTGGTTCACATTTTGGACTGCAATATAAGAAAGATGTTCGCCTTGCTCTCTATAGAACGCAGGTTGGCGGATCTCTCTACAATCATCTTACAACGATTTCGCTTGGGATTGAGAGCACTACCTACGCTGCTGGTAGTGGAATTCTAACATTCGTCGATAATATTGCTGATGCTACTGCTGGAACAGGAAAGTTTCTCTATACGGACTCAGGAGAACTGGCAAATAAACAAGCCCCATTCTCTGCGAGGTATGTTGTTGCTCATAGAGATAGACTCTTTATTATCGGCAAGAGTGATGTTGTTTATTATTCCAAACTTGCTAGTGATGGCTTTGGTATAGGATTCAACGAAGCCCTCTACATAAAGACTCCCGATAATATTTCAGACCCGCCCAATGCCCTTGGTAGCATGGATGGGAATCTATTTATCTTTACAGAGCGCTCCATCTTCCTTGTTGGCGGCGAAGGTCCTGATAATTTGGGGTCTGGTGGCTTCTATGAGGCAAAACGGATCCCTAGTCCCTCCGGAGCTATGCGTAATTCCCCAGTAAAGCTTATCAACGAAGGTCTTCTCTTCGTGTCCCAGAATAAGACAGGTTCTAAGATTTGGCTCCTCGGTAGAAATATGCAGGTTTCTTATATTGGTGCCTCTGTGGAGGAGGCCCTTAATCCAACTGGCGGCACTCCTTATATTGTTAGAGATATTGTTAGTGACCCAAAACAGGACTTAATCTTGTTTCTTCTTTCCCAAGTTAGCGGGACTCCTTCCGGAGTTAAGATGCTTACCTACAATCAAACGTCAGGTCAGTGGGGTGTTGATGTTCTTGAAGGAACTCATGGATCAGGGGCGGGTGGCTCGATTGCCTTAAGCAGTATAGCCCTGGATAAGCAGATGTATATTGGGATAAAGGAAGAATCCTCTCAAGACCCCATTACCTACGTCCAGTCAACGAGCTACGCGGATGATGGTGAGTACATTCCCATGAAGGTCAAGACTGCATGGATTAATCTTGCAGGAATCCAATCGTACCAACGTGCTTATGCCTTTCACATCCTTGGGGAGTCTAAGGATGCAACGACATTAACCGTTAATGTTTATTACGACTACGACTCAACCACCTTACCAGCTACAAACACGTATACATTCTCAGCAAGTGGGGCTGGAGATCTTCAGTTCAGAGGACTTCTTTCCAAGCAAAAGTGCCAGGCGATTCAATTTGAGATTGTTGATTCAGACAATAGCGGTAGCACGGATAGTGGATATACTTTATCAGAGGTAGCTATTGAGCTTGGGTTAAGGTCTGATGGATATCGAGATTCACACGCAAAACTAAGTAGCACCTCAACGATAGGGTCGAACAGCTAGGAGATAGTCATGGCAGAACCTAATCCATTTTATAATCCAAACGCAGCACCAGGCTATGAGGATGAACGCAGAGTTCCTGGGAATCCTTCCGAGGATCCCGGCAAGCCTGTTCCAACAGGTCCAGGACTAACAGATCCGGTCGAGCCTCAACCTAGAGCAACCTCGGTACCGCCACCCCCACACACGAATACCCCTGGTAGAGTACCAACGCCAGGTGCCCCCGGATCAACACCGCCGACAGATCTTAGCGCTATCCGCGCTCTTCAAGAAGGATTGAGCGGACGTTCACAGCAGTTTGGACCTCAAGCACCATCTGGCGCAGGAACATCCGCCCTTGGAGAGCTGGCTGGTGGTGGCTGGACAAGGGGGATGCAGGGACAGCACGATGCTCTTCAGCGATCTATCATAGCAAGAATGGCAGGAGCACGGGGAAGCCAAAATGTGGGACTGCAAGTGAGAGGGGCAGTCGCCGAGGGAGATGCAGCTACTCAAAAATTTGTGCAGACACAGGCAGAAAGAGAATTTCAAGTAGCCAATGCAAAAGCAACTATCGAGTCAAAAACCTTTGAGATCAACAAGAAGGTAGAGGCGGATCTTCTATCGCATCGAGATTCACTTATCCAAAAATATGAAGAAATGGGTATGAGCAAGGAGCAGTATAGTGCTGAATTAGAAGCGGCAATGGATAGACTAAAGAAGCAACTTACGCATGATTATTGGAGTTCTGATTTAGAGGCTCAAACTGCTTTACAAGTAACTAATATGCAGGAGAGCGATACAGTTCACACAGGCAGGTCAAGTGCCCCCGGTTATAACGAGCAAGGAGAATTTCAGGACCAATATTGGTTTACGCCTCAAGGTCAACAAGAGATGGCAGACGAACAGGCTACTTACGGCGATGACAATACTGTTCCTTCGGGTGGCCAGAACCTGCCCCAAGAAGTGTGGGACACGATGACTCCCGAGCAAAAGGCTGAGTATCGTAGATTCTACAATCTACCGCGTGAGGATACCGGCGGTCCTGAAGATGACTATTCCTATAATACTGGTGGACCTGAAGACGATGTTTTAAATCTCCCATCCCTTCAGGAACCTGGTCGCCTTGGTTACAAAGAACGTCCTCTGTCTGAAACAATGAAGTTTGATTCTTCGGAAACTCCGGATGAGATAGATGCAAGATCTAGAGCAGAAACAACTGCTGCTGTTCAAGAGAAGATTAAGTTCATTCAAAGAGGAATGTCTCTTGGTGTTGGTGCTTATCAGCTAGGATCAGCCAAGAACAGAAAGGAACGCGAAGCGGCTGCGCTTGGAATAGCAAAGAGCGAGGGTGCTGCTGCGGTTGCCCAATTCTTGGGGGACAAGTTAAGTAGCGGCACTGCTGCAGGTGCTCTGACAGGACTAGCAAAGGATGTTTCAGAGGCCGCAACTGACGACAATAAGGGAGTGTCTCAAGGAGACAAGGTTGGTCAGGCCGCTGGAAAAGCTGCTGCATCAACTGCGGGAGCTGTGGCCGGTGGGGCTGCTCTTACCGCCGCTGCTCCTGTATTTGGCGCAGGTGCTCCAGTCGCAGCTCCAATCTTAGAAGCCGCAGGTAGCACTCTTGGCGGAATGGCCGGTGGTGCGCTTTATGATGAATTCGGTCCTTCTCCCAGTATGAGAACAACAAATCCCCAAGAGATGATTTCTGGCTCTATGGGGGTTACTGCACCAGGTAGCCTGAGGAGTGATCCATTATCTCTATTAAGAGATAAAGAGAGGGCAATTAACTCCACCTCCTTCGAGGACCAGCAGCAACGAAGAGTGGGTGAGCCAGGGAAAAAGTCATGGGATGTTGGCGGGCCTGAGGATGAAATGATTCCTCCCGATATGGCTCCTCCTGGGATGGCTCCTCCTAAGATGCCTCTTCCTGCTAATAGCTCTTATGATTTCCTTGAGAATATTTCCTCGGGTGGCGCTACGAATGGTGCTCCAGGTGCACCAAGTGCTCCTGAATCTGATACGATGTCAGCCTTGGGTGACTTACATGAACGGCTAAAAGAAATTGAAGCAATGCTTGGAGCTGGAGGAATCTAATGGTTTGGGCTACGGACGAGGCAAGACAAGAATATCCAGAGTTTACTATTGCAGACGAGAGGGCAAATAAGCTCTTAGGTCTTTTAGAAGAGGCCAATAGAGAAGGTTCCGGCCAAGAGGCTGAATCCCTAAAGATGCAGTTACTTAATATGCTTGAGATGAAGGATCGAAGACCTCTTCCTCCTAATGCACCTCCTTCTGGTACAATTGGAGCAGCCCCAAAGCAGACTAAGTTCTCTCCTTCTCCGCGAGCACCTGTATTATCCGACAAGGAGCGCCATGAACAGCGTAAGGACGAACCATTATCCTCGCGCTTGGGCTTGCCCAAAATGGGCCAACCCATGAGAGAATTCATCGACAAGCCTCTCGTTGAGACAATTGGGAAGCCCTATATCAAAGGGGTAAAAGCAGGCGATGAATCATGGGATGACCTAACTCACGCGCTAGGCGGCCGTGTCGGATGGAAAACCCCGACAGAACTAAAGCAGGAAGAAAGCAAAACCCCGAAGCAATTGGCTGAAAAGGCAAAATTGGCATTAGCAAAAGCACGAGGAGAGAAGATTGAACAGCCTGAGGAAGAAGAGATTCCAGCCACTGCGGAAGAAGAGATTCCAACCCCGACCAGAATTCCGCCTCCAGCAGAAGGAGTTACCTCACTACCTCTTTCAGACGGTACCACCCAAGAGCTTGGTCGCGCTTATCCTTATGCGGGTGGATTGGTAAATCTTCAGAACGATGCGGCTCGCTATAATCTCAAGATTTTCGTGAATGCAGATCATGGTGGATTCCGGGAAGATCCTACAGAGAGAATCTTTGATAACCCCAAAACGTATGCCCACATGTTCATAGATCCGAATGGACCTATGACTAAGGAGAATCTAAAGCCTGATGCCCTAGTCCGCCTCTATAAAAGTAGCCATAACCTAGATGCCAGTGGTGGAGGACAACCTACGGCTATTGATGTTTTCATGAATCTTGCCGAAGAAGCTGCTCGATTAGAGAAGACTCTCGGGAAGGGTGCTGGCCTAACTCCCGGTGGATTGCCCACCAATGCTGCATTCAGAGAAAGCGATTTAGGCAAGTGGGCAACTGAGCATGAGGGCTACAACCTTCTGAAGAACGGGTGGATTCTCAGAGGAGATGACACCGAGTATTACAACAAGTTCGGGAAAGAAGAAGGTCTACCGCAAGGAATCGAACACCCAAGTGGTCGGTTCGAGCACTGGCATTGGGAGTATGACCCTGTAGAGGCAGAGCGACGATTAATAAAACTCGGATACATGGATGCTCAAACCAAAGAACTGATTCCACCGGCAGGCGCTTTTACAGGTAAGCCCCAAGAAGGCATCACCGTCACAACGGATAAGGATGGAAAGCCTACGAATGTTGGTAAAACCCCAAGCACCAACAAAGAGATTTATAGTGATGCAATGTCTAAGGCACAAAGCCTCTGGAACGAGGGCAAGAAACATGAAGGGGCAGTCGCCACTATAGGGGATTTTGCGCTCGCCTCAGACAAAGCTCACAATGCCCTGATAAAACAGCTTTCTCCATATGAAAGAGCAACCGAAGAGGCGCTACAAGCTAAAGAGGTAAAAGAGCAAGAATTTGCTTATGCCGCTGAAGAAGAAGCTAAAGCAAGAAGCGAAATTGAGATTCGTAAGGCAGCCGATATACAGCTCATCGCCAATGAGTCGGACAGGCTTGCCAGAGCAGGGCAGGAGAGAGAAGACAACGAACTCAAGAGTGTAAAGAAGACATCAGACTGGATACGCAAGAACAGGACAGACCCTTACCGCCAGTTTGCGTGGATAAATGAAGATGGGGACCACACCGTAGGCCAGGTTGTTTATACCATCGCCGCAGTAATAGCGCTGATAGCAAATATCGCAGTTACCGCGAAATCAGCAATGAGGAAGAAGGGGAAAGTCTTCCCGCTCATGGCATGGGACATGATTACCGGCGCTATCAATATGGACATAAAGGCCCAAGAAGCTGCCCTTGCTGGCGCATATGCGTCTCAGAATGCTTCTGAATCCCTTTTGGGGCAATACAGATCTAGTACCACCAGCAAGCTGGCAGCAATGCAACAGGCCAAAGCAGATATGCTGGATTACTATGATACCGAATTGGAGAGAGCAAAGGCTAAGTTTGGAAAAGACGGTCTTGTAGAATCACAGGCAATCGCTGGCGAGCTTATTGCCAAGATTAAAGGAGAAAAAGCACAACTGGCGTTGGGTATTAAACAAACAGTCAAGCAAGAGGTTGCATCCCAACTAGCTTCAAAAATAAGTTCAACTGGTGCTGTTAGCCA